GAAATTCGGTATAATTTTTAGCGTTATCAATCATTACCCATCCATGCCAATTGGGCCAGAACTTACGGGAAATACCTCGAAAAGTTTCTAATCCTTTATCATCAGGATCGTTAACCCATCCCCCCTCGTGTATCATCATTAAGTCAAAAACCTCTTTAAATTCTGCCATAAGATAATTCCTCCATTGTTTTAGTTTTTAAGTGTGCCTTTGAGTTACGGTGTTTTTTCTATTATCCCCATAACTATCGCAGTAATGGCGATGATTATCCCAATTATCCCAGTAATAACACCTCCTATATTTCGAATGCCTTCATCTTTCCCGTTGTTTGAACTTTTGTAGTCACTTAAATTTTTAAGGTCTTGAGAAATCCGGTCAAGATTCTTATTATATGTTTCGGCGAAGTTGTCGAATCGTTTTTCTGCTGCTGTTTCTGCTTTCTGTACCGCCTTTTCCGCCGCCGCCAACGCTGCATTTACCGCCTTTTCCTGTGCGTCCAGTGCCGATTTGACAGCTTCCTTTGCCTCTGTGGAGTTCTTGTTGATCAGTTTCTCAAGTGATTCGTACCGATCTTCAAAACGCTTATCGCTTGATATAATCATATTTGTGAAGAATTCCTTCAATGAAACTTGCGCCTCTAAAAACCCATTTTCATCCATTGCTCTGATTTTAGATTACAAAATTTACTCATTTAAGGTAGTTTAACATGTTAATTCTTGCACGCGTAAATATATGTATATTTATTCAATTAAAACGTAAGTTAATTCAAATATTTTCAGTATTGATTTAAAACAGTTTTGACTTCTTAAATATTTAATGATTGTTATTCTGCTTTAGGAGTGAGTTTAGATTCTTGTAATTAGTGATTTCCTTAACAACTCTTTCAAATTGTTTCAGAATTACAAGAATTAAAAATGTTCTGCTTCGCGAGCCGAGCCTTTCAACTTGTAGAATGTAGCACAACGTACATTCATTTGAGGTCAACTTTCAACTCTATTGTGAGCCGTTATACTTACGCTTCACCTCTTAAATTCCCGCGCGTCACTTTGTATAAATCCCTTGGTAGTGACAATTACGATAAACGCCAATGTTATATTTATCCGTCCGATTACCGTGAATATCGAACTGTAAACTGCCTAATGAAAAAACCCTCTCACAAAGTTCACGGCTTCGTTTTGAGGGCTTGTTTAGACTTTTTACGGTCTAATATTTTATCCGTCACCGTGAATGACACGGCAAATATAATCAATTTTCAATCAATTCAAACGATTATTAAATGTTTGTTTTAGTTTTTTTTCAAAGCACCCATATCGGAAATAAAGCGATGCGGATACAAGAATGGTAGAGCAACAAAGTAGGATTAAGCCCCGGACATAAAATATAAACCCGATTTGATGAATATTTTTATCGAAAAGTACGATTAATGAAATAACGGCCAAATTGATTATGAAAAGCCTATGCCAGAAACAAAACTTAAAATCTAACGAAAAGATGTACCAACAGCACGAAGTAAAAAAACATATCCCGAATAACGGAGATAAAATGCTGTAAATATTTACGCTAAACAATATCAAAACAAGGCCAATCATTACCATGAACGTAGTAATGATTGGCCACCATTTTATAATTTGTATTGACCTTCTCACGGCGCTATTGGTCCGGTTGGATCAGGATTTGGCGGATCTCCTGCTATTTTTACCCCCGTAACCAATCCATTTTTATTACTCTCGACTTTTAAGGCGTCCTTTAGAATTGCAAGGACAAAGGGTTTAAGAAATTTGATAATCAGTTTTTTCATGTTGTTAAATATTGGTGAATTGTTTTTATTTTAAAATGCGTGAATAGTTGCTATATGTGAACCTTTACGATATTGGAATATTATCGGGATTGTAAGCTTTATTATATGTAAGTCCATTACTTATTAATCCAATAATATTTGCAGTCCCATCATGGTTCCATCTCTCAAATACATCTGAATTAACTATTGTTATTCCAGAAAGATCGAGTCCTTTTATGTCAGCATTGTCACGAACTCCAACAATGGCATAGTGACCACCATTTGCATCGTAATTACTGATCACGTAAGAGCTGTCTTTAAAACTATAATTGTTTGCATCCATTGTTCCGCCAACCACTTCATGCAGGTAGTGATTTGAACTTAAATTGGTAATATTAAAGACTCCTGAAAATCTGATATTTTTTGACATTTGCATTTTCGACATGAAATATCCAAGATTCAGCGTTGCGTTAATATTCGTAATTGATATATTTTCACATTGTCCACCCTCTACAAAGTCATAGTATGAATGACCAACCATGAAAATTACACCGTTGTATTGCGCTGTATTTTTTACTGTTACGCCATTGATATTTACATTTTTACACGGATAGGTGTATGAGCCTCCTGCTGGTGACCTTGTTCTAACCATCAACATGGCTGAATCATTTGCCGATGTGCATTCACACATTGTCAGATTGTTGATATTTATATTATTTGGCTGAATCCACGGGCTGAATGATGGATTACTTCCTGCAATATGTAACGCTCCGTATGATTTTCCATACATATAAATATCATTAACGGTAACATTTTCAACTCCTGCAACATACAATAAATGATCTTGTCTCGAATTTCCCAATCTGACATTTTTGACATTCCACCCACTGCCGGGTAATAAACAACTTCTAATCCATCCGCGAGAATAAATATTCTCAACGCTTAAATTAATGGCAACCTGAACAGATGTTGGAGTTGTAAGATTGTCATATGTCTCATAACCTAATCCATATGATTGTGCTGTTTGGCTTGCTGTTAAATTATTTAATTCATTTCCATCTAATTCAAAGCCTTTAATGTAGGTGTAGTTATGGTTGCCGGGTTCTGGAACTATCCCCCCCACATATTCAAGCGTTGTTAAATTTGGAAGCATCTTAATTACTGCATTACAACCTTTCCAATTGTGATTTAGTTTCTTTGATAAAAACCCCTTCACATTTACAGTTCTGTAAAAATTAACCTTAGTTGACAGGGGAAGCGTTGCTAAATACGTATTAACAGCAATTGCATCATCCGTTCCGGTCAATACGAGATTACTGGCAGTCTTGATTGACGGTGGAGCGTCACTCCCTGCAATATTTACAATTCCTTCACCCATATTAGCATCAGCTAAAAAAAAAAGACTGCTCAGATGTGTGTTTATATCTGTTTCAATTTCGGCACGTTTGACGCTTTGATTTGAAGGATAAACAATAACTTCATTCATCCCCCCATTGAACCATCCTGCTATTCCCGTTCTCCTTAAATAGCCTAAACTAAATGTGTTTAATGTAATCGCTCCTGTATCCAAGCTGCCATTCGTGAGTGACTGAGCTTTATCAACAAAAGCATTACAAACAGTGCCTGAATCCACGATACTTAAAAGGTGTGATTTTAGATTATTTATCAAAAAAGAGGATATTACTGATACTGAATTTACATCTCTTTTCGTAATGACTGCATTATTAAGAGTTACAGTAGCTGTTGCAATACTGTAAAAAGGTGCTGCGCTACCGGAATTACCCATCGTAATCATGCTTTCTGTTCCGGCATTAGCCCCGTTATACATTGCAGAAAATACACTTATAGGTTTATCCTCTCCCGAAAAATATCCGGCAATAGAATCTGCCTGCAATCCCTGAGAAGTTCCATTAAAATCAATAACCCGCAAGCCATCCCTGACAATAAATTCAGAAGCGGTTATTATTGCCGGTTGATTTGCTAAAACTGTCTGCGTTGCGTGATTATTTAATCCGCTTTGATCATACCAACAACTTACAAAACCATTTCCTACACCAACAAATAACAATGCTGCAAAATCGTCAAGTACACCGTTTTTAAAGCCAATATTCTGCTCTGTATTATCTGTTGACCTGCGGATTTTCATACAATAACCGGAATAACGGGAATTGAGTTTTCGAAATGAAAACATCCCAACTGCTCCCGGATATTTCTGAGAAAACAGGTTCAACAATGCCCCTTGCCGAACCATCGTTCGAACACCTGGAAGTCCTGGTATACCTGGCATTATAGTGGTTTTAACCAAGCGTGCAATTCTCCTGCTGATAATGTAATGGCAGTTATTTTTGCTGTAAATGGATGGCAAACCGGAGCCGGAAGTACCTTATTAAAATACGAATCGGAAGTATTCGCAACTGTACTTACCTCCATTGCGGTCATTGTTGCATCTGATATTACGTCAGCATATGCAAAATAAAACCCAGCAGGAGCTGTAACTTTTGAGGTTCCTTTAATTGGATAATCGCCCCACTTACCACTAGTCATGCTTAAAATAGATTCAGTCATGTCGCTCATGATATTGTTTTTTATTTCAAAGTTAATAAATATTTCAATATTTTATAAATTACTCGAATTATTTTCATAAACACATTGTGCAGGCGTTTCTAAGGCACTCCATTCTGTGTTATCTTCGACTAAAGGAATTGGTGTACCATCATTAAATTTCGTGCATTTCCAATTCTTGGCTACCCATACCTGATCGCCGATTTTAACAAGAGGATATACATTTCCGTCAAAATCTGTTACGGTGTCTCCGGGGGTAAAAGTTGAGTCGTTTTTTAGAAGGCGAAGAGATGCGCCGTCCCCGTGGTATATCAACGCCTCCGAAGCATTTTCTGTAAAATTAGTTATATATATATAAAAAGATTGCGTTGGATCATCATCGGAAATAGTTGACGATCTCATCGCGCACGACCCTTTAAGATACACGAAATTAAAATCATCGTCAATTGACCTTTGCCCAGCACCAAATAAATTAAATTCTGATTCGTTTGTTGCTCCCGTATTTGGAGCATTCCAATGCGTGAATTCCGTTTCTTTTAATTTACCTCCCGCAATATCATTACCGCCACAATAATCAATTAATTCCTGCCATTCCATCTCACTTGGCACACGAAATCCCACCGGAGCGATACTTGCCGTTTCAAATGCGTTTGCTTCGTCGTTGTTATAAGCACACATAGCACCTGTTGTAAGAGCAGCCCAAGCGGTATTATCTGTTACTTTTGGGATTAAATCGCCATTGCGGTATTTGGTTTCTGCCAAATTTTCAGCCGTGTACCATATCCCATTTATTAAAACGCATTTATATCTTCGAAGGTCATTGCCTACGTAAATCGCTGAATTGCCAGATATTTCGATAGGCGAATCAACAATAAATCTAATACTTACCCCATACAATACGTCGTGAACTCCGATTTGTGCTCCCGCATCATCATAAGACATACTTATATAATAACATAGATTACTTTCATATAATGTCGAAGTCACAAATTCGCAAAAATTTAATTCGTCTTCAAATGACCCATATTGAGGCCTGACCCCTGATCCAATCGCAGTAAATCCATATTCATTAATGCCTTCGATAGAATACTCGTCATTTGTCCAGTGTGCAAACCCGGATTCTTTTAATTTCGTTCCAGCGTTTGGCCAATAAGTACCATTGTATGTATCAATACTATTTAATAATGCGGTCCACTCCTCGTTTGTAGGCAGATGTGCATTACTTGCAGCGATATTTCTACTATCAATAACGGCAGGGTAGTTATACAAATACCCATACCTAACCCTTGTTTGCGGTTGAGTGCAGAACCAATTATATAGTCGACCGTAACCACTAATTATTGCATCTGCAACGTAAAGCAATCTTCTTGTACCACCACTAAGCCTTGTTAATGCATTACCTGATACGCCTCTTAATATTTTCATAATTATGGCACTATGATCCAATCAAATGATACAACCCCGGTTATTCCGGTTAAATATGTAACTGTAAATTGCGTTGTTGATTTACTTGTCACATAAAAAACAGCGGCAGATAACATAGATGTCGGAGTTACACAAACTTTATATGTAGTATTTGCCATTGTTTGTCCAATAGTCACGACAAAGGTAGTAACCGCAGTAACTGTTTGAGAAAATGATCCTGCAATAGGAAGAGAAGTGTGTGTGTGATCTCCATAGGCGGCCAAAGAATGAGTGGTCCCAAATCCAGGAAAAGCCGATAACAGAATAAATTCAAGTCCCGTTCCATCCGTTTTAACTCTAACTATGTATCCTTCACTTCCAGTATACAACTGAGGTACATCAGCAAGAGATACAAAATTTGCCTCTTCGGTTACTATTAACTCAAGTGCGTCCTCAGTCACATTAACTATAGGGACATTCGACGCCTTACCTATGTAATCATTATCTGTTACATCCAAAAGACCTATGAATGTGTCGCTGCCACTTTCAGTTGTGAATTCAATTCCATCTTCAGTAGCATTTACTCTTAATAATTTTAAAGCCTGGTCTACATAAGATACTGGACAGTCCGAAAGCTCAATAAGATTTCGGCGTATATCATCCCATAGCACCGGAATATCATATTTATGAGCATTTGCCAAAGCTAAAGGATGTAATCCTTGAAAGTTTTCAGGTGATAAATAAAGAGATTCTCCATCAATGACAGGCTCAACTATTCGCGCTTCCTTCCCGGATGTAGGGCAAAGGCCAATTCTAAAAATATCAATAACATCAATCGTATTTGTTCCTATTGCAGTTATTGGATAGGGATTACCTATATAACTAATGCAACAAAAACCAATTTCAAATTGACCGGAACCCGGGCTATTTGAATCAATTGATTTGATCGTAGCCCGATAGGTAGCCGGATTATCAACCGTTTCTTTAGTGAGTTGAAAAACGTTGTTTAAAATCGTTTTCCACGCTACTTTAGGATTATATATTGTTGCATCTGTCATTATTCAAATAGTAAAGATATTCGTATTGCCAATAAAGTTGGCGCCAAACCTTCAATAATTATAGTTGATCCCGTCAAAGTCAATCCGGTATATGCCTGACTGAAATTAGGTAATGACCTTTCAGTTGTGCCGTCAATTTCCCAAATGTTTACAGTTGACAATTTACGACCTGTCAAATTATGGACTATTGATAAATTTGTCCCGTCAGATGCCGTTAATATCCAATCAGTAGGATAGTTCGTTGTTTCGACTGCATTTGTTACACGATCAGAAACTGAACTATAAGCTCCGAAAGTTATCGGGAATACATTTTTATTGACCGTTGGAGTTACCCCAATTGAATCCGCTAAAGTATTAAGCGCGCTCATTACTTCGGCTAATGCATCTTCAACATTTTCGGCATCGTATAATTCTCCTGCGTCTGCAAACGATACACCCGCCGCATTTTGAATAGATGATATTGTGACCGCTTCGAGTGTTGTTAAATCAGCTAAAAACCAACTTAATGTACCGTTTACATTTATCAGCTTAAACGGACTTCGTGAACCCGATGGAATACCGGCTAAAGCCGCGGCATTGTCTGCCCATGCAACACCGTCATTTAAGTACCATTCGTCTAACGGCCTTTGGCTTTTCATCAAAAACCCGATTACTTTTTCTGTTCCTGTTGCCATATCTTAAGCTGTTGTAATTGTTATTTCATTTGAATAATCACTTGTTAAAGTAGTATTATATGCCTTAACTAAATAGATATAATCGACCGCAGAATCCAAATCAGTAACGTTAAATTCAAGTACATTACCTACATCTTTATTGTTGTATTCTGATGATATAGCCGTTCTGCTATCTGCATAAAGAACAGTTAAATAGTATCCGGTTGCACTAAAAACAGTTGTCCATCTTGCGGTAAATGAGTATGCAGTCACGTAACTTGCCGACAATGCAATGGGAGGATTAAGTATCGGAATAATTACCGATCCTGTGAATTTATAATTGATATTAAACCCTGTTACGGATGTTGGCAGTTTTAGTGTATAAACACGATATGACATTGATACGCCACCGGTAGTAAAGTTTATTAAGGCGACATTAAACCCGCTTATGATCTCGTCCCCTACGTTGTCGATGATGCTTGCCAAATATCCATAAGAGGCCGGAAAAGCATAACAGGGATGCGAATTTGTAATAGTGTAATTCTTTAGCTGATTAGCTTTTAATGCAGTTACCGAAGTCATTATCTTTATTTCTGATTCGGTCGGAGTTGCCGATGAAACAGAACCGATATACATGAGTGTTCCTGCAATGGGTGGAGTAATAATTGATTCGGTTATACCTAAATTATCGACATTTATGCCTATTGCGTTTTTCTGAATAAGTTTTAACGACACCTGATAAAGTGTACTTCCACCGAATGCGCTCGCTTCAATTTCGCCTTTCTTAATGTATTGAATATCATTAACCATAAACACATCGAGACTGCTGATCATTCCTAATTTAGCGGCCATAAAGTCGGGTATTCCAGACGTTTTAAGAACACGTCCGGCGTAGTATGCTGATGATAAAATAGTCATACTTTGCGAACCTTCTAATACTTCGTTTTCGTCTGTATCGTTTAGTTCAAAGTCCTGAGCATTAATATACATATCCAAAAAATTACCGTCATTATCAAGTATTGACCAGTCGATAAACCTATCATCTAAATCGGACTCTATTCGGTCTAAATTGGTGTATTTTATGTATTTAATTACACCATTGTCAATTAAGTCATTTAGATCAAGTATGTGTATCGGTTCACTTGTTAGTTCGTTTGCACCCTGAACGGCCTTAAACCAAACTTTTTTATCGTAGTATGCAGAATCTAAAACTACTGTAAAATTGGTATAATATCTCACATTTGTAGTTCCGTAAGTACTTGCATAACTACTTGTAACCGATTCAATTTGAACCAACCCAACATATGAAGTCAGTGTAATGTCTGCCGGATCATCTGAAATAAATTGAACGAATACGGTATGATCTTTCTGAAACTTTTGAAAATATGGAATCAGTTTGTTTGCTCCCTGTATTCTACTATTATGTAGCGTATTCCATGTATTCGGAAATGTTCCGGTAAGGTTTTTGAAAGTAATACTATTGAGTACTGAGCTTGCTATCATGCTATATATCTTTCTATTATGGTAATTTCCGCCCTGTCTTCGTTGTTTTTCTTTTTCAAAGATAATAAAAAACCGCTGATTGTATCAGAAAATTTTATATAACCTAACAGATTCGCATTTAATAACTCCAAATCTGAAAAGTCAAACCGGCATGTGATTATATGTTTCATTGATTTGTAGATCGGATTCTCCAAACTTGAAATATAAATATCATCGCTTTCGGTTATTGTATATTGATCATTGCCCGAATTAGTCAATCCGGTTGTTTTTAAATTACTTGCTTTGTCGCTGACCTGGAACCGCAAAACATCTGCATTAACTTTAGTCATTCCGGCCTTAATTCTATTCCCTTGTCTGATCAACATTCGCGACGGTGTAAAGTATCGATTCAATAAATCATTCTTGAAAATACTTGAATCATCATCGATTTGAATATTTTCACCACGTTCAGGAACCCAATTGTAAGTAATATTTCGCTGCGTTTTTACGATGAATACATCACTATCATTTCGGGTATCTACTGTTCCATTTAGGTCAATGGGGTTTGAAAGGTTGGTTAATATTCCTTTTGTATCGCCTCTTAATTTCGATATGTTCTCCCATTTAGTAGCGGTATTCATTGGGCTTGTTCGCTGGTGTGTCGTATTAGGCTCGCCCCTGCCGTTAATCGATAGGTATTCAAAGTTATCAAAACCACATTTAATATCAATAGGTATTAATTCAGGCATAACAGCGGATTGAATATCGTAACCTGTAATCCTGTCTGATAAATCCAATACCTGAACATCCTGAAAAAAGTAAGCATACTCTTCAATTCTTATTCTCAAATTCCCGTCAATCGAACTATCAAACATGTAGCCAACGTTCCAAATCGCCTTTAAACTTGCAAATAAATCTTTGAAGTTTAAAGGCAGTGGATTATCAGTATAGTTAAGCGGTAATCCCATCTGATTGCGTCCTGATTGAATGTGTGCGAATCTTAATTGGCTTTCCGATGGGTAACTATTCCCAAATTCATCAAATGGCACTTCCATCCGGCCAAAGAAATTTGAGTAAAAAGGAAATTGATTGTCCATTATATGCTGGCAAAGTCTTTCGGTTGCTTCATAAACCGGAAACCCTTCAGTAATAGCCGCCGGACTTGCTGCGATTCTTTGTGTGACTTTGACGTAAGATGAATTTACAGTCGCTGCAATCCCTTCAATACACCCCGTAATTACAACCAACTTCAATTCATTACCTTTAGTGACTGTAATGTAAATTGTATCAGTTAGGGTATAAAGTTTATTCATACCTCCGAACCCGTCCGATATTGGATATTCATTTATGATTGTAGTAATTCCATTTTCTGTTTTCGTCTCAATTATTTGAGGTCTCCAAGGATAAGATCCAGTATGCCGTTTGGTCACAACAAAAGCCAAAAAAGCGGTTATTTCTAAATCCTTATCGAACTGAGCCGGACCAAAAAATGATGGCAAACTACCTAATTGATTTATATTTCTTTGTGTTACATACGAAACGGTCTGCATTTCAGGAATATTTGACGATATTAACTTAACAGGCAACGAAGTATATCCATCCCCTACGCCAATACGTGGTAAATTATATACGCCCGTTCTGTCGTACACCGTACCAATGTTAAATATATCAGTAGCATCGTAGCCGATTGTCTTTTTGAATTGTGGGTAATCGACAATATCAAACCCTCCGATAGATTTTAGCTTCGTAATATCAACATTTACATATATTCTGTTGTCTAATTTCGTTTGCTCTTCGCTGTTTATTGCTTTAACCTTTACCCCGAATGCAAATTTACCAACCTTAACAATCTCGTAAAAGTTAAAATTAATATCAAATCGTGATGGAAATTCAATATACTCTCTTAACGAGCTTTTCCACCAATAAATAATTAAAGTGCATTTTGCATTGACTTCATACGCTTCATAAAGGTTGCGAAGGAATTGAGCGCCATTGCTTACGAACGTTAAAGAATCCTGTTGAAACGAACTAAATACCCCGCCTGAATCTAAGTCGCGTTTGATGTTTAAGGTTCCCGAAGACCATTCTAGCGGTTCTGGTTTGCATATTACCTCATCTGTTGTGGTCAATAGTTTAAACTGGTACATTGCTGGTGTGTTCGATTCTATTTCTTTTAAAAATGCCATATTAATTACGGGTTAATCGGTTAAGATAAATCGTTTGTGAATGAGACGTTCCGTGTCCAATTTGCCTGTGATCCTGATCGTATATTGCGACAGGTTTAGACAATATTGCCTTTCGTACTGATATCATCTCGTTTAATAATCTATCATCTGTCATTTGCCTACCACCTGCCGAATGTTCAGATAATCCAATCATTTTTTCAGTTTCGGGATTACTAAAGATTTGCGCCCCTTTGAATTTACTGCCCTCGAAGTATGTTGCCTTATTTGCCATCATTAATTCGCCTGAACGTAACGACATAATCTCGCGACCGGCCTCTCCAAAGATACCCATTCCTGGAGCATCCTTTGTCCCATGTTTGAATTTCGGGATTGGTTGAGCAAGTACCATTCCAGATTGTACCGCGCCAAGTGCGATAGTCGCTAAAAGTAAAGGCAGGCCCAAAGGTAACGGAACATTTGCAAGGGTCTTCATACTTGCCATTGCTGTATTGAGCGCGATATTAAACAGCGCTTGTATTTTATCTGCCTTTGCTTGTTTCGTTTTAATAACTGCTGATTTCTTTGCGTATTCCTCTTCGATCTTTACCTTTTGCGCTTCGGTTAGATTTTTGTTTGCTAATTTAGCCGTCTTTTCCTTTTCAAGTGCGCTTAATTCTTCATCACGTTTTGCAGATCCTAAATCAAAGGCACCGTTAACTATTTCTGATGCAATATCGAACTCCTTATCACGAAGATCTTCCTGCCTTTTCTTTTTATCATCTGCCGCTTTTTCTTCGGCTTTTTTAATGTCGTCAATCTCTTTCAACGAACTATCGACGCTTGCTATATCTGCATCAATTTTATTCTTTAGGGTATCATCAATTAACTTTTGTTTTTCTTTTTCGGTTTCCTCGAGTTTTTTTAGTGTTTCATCTTCTGATTTAATCGTAATATCCTGAATTTGCAATTGTGCATCTTCGTATTCTTTCGTTCCAATTTTATATAAACTCGCTTTTTTATTTTGAAATTTAATTTCCTGCGCTTCTAATTCTGCCTTATACTGATCATCATCTGTAATGCCGTCGATATGACGTTGCTTAACTAATTGTAATTGTTTGCTATTTTCTATTTCAACGCCCTTGATCGCTTTTTCGCGCGCATCCTTTGCGGCCTGTACCCCCTCTTTAAGTATTGCATCTTTTTCAGTCGCTAATCCTCTCTGTAGTCTTCGGCTTTCTGTTTGGAGTTCCCTATCTTTGTTAAATTCATCTGATTTTGATTTTTGAAGTTTCTGAAATTCCTCTTCGTTTTTATTTTCAAATTCAGCAAATGCTGCATCTTTCTCCATAAGAGACGCCAACTCTTTATCGTCAACCGATAGCCATAACCTTAACTCTGCCTCTTTCTGTTCTTTTGTGAGTTTATTATTTTGAATTTTTGATGCAAGGTTTGATACTTCAGCATTATTTTTTTCAGTTAAAAATCCCTTTTCGATTCCATTTAACTCTATTTCTTTATCCATTGCTAATTGCAATGTTGCAAGTTTTGCCTTCCCGGTTTCAGTGTATGCTTTGTTTTTTAATGTTTCAACTTCAAGGGCAAGTTTAGCCATTCTGTTTTGCGCCGATGCCTCCCTGTCATTTATGTCATCCATTACAGTGGCATAATCTGTTCCGGCTTTTATGGTTCCTTTTATCTGGTCTGTAATTCCTCCAAAAGTATCCTTTCCGTTTTTCTTTATACCCTCCCAATCGAATGTAGCTATCGATCCAATTAATTTAAACATTGACATTAATCGATCTAAAAGAATATCTACAACATTGCCAACGGCTTTTAATGCACCAGCAAAGGCCACCGCTCCCGAATCGGTTGAAGTAAACGCTTTGAATAGTCCGGCTAATACAAAAGCAATACCGGCTATAACTGCCACGATTGGTATTTTCATTAACGACATAAGTGAAGATCCAAAACTTTGAACTCCTGAAACTGCACCACCAAGCGGGCCGGGCAAATTTGCAAGTGCTGAACCATAATCTCCAACCCGCCGTTGGTGCCTATTTGTAGCCTCTTCCGCTGATTGTATTTCGAGACTTAAATTATTTATCTGATCTGCTGCTGCTTTTGTTCTGGTACCAGCCTGATCATATGCCTTTGTTAGTTCAGATAACTTTTGCCTCATTCGAACCAAAGAACCCTCTTCGGCCTCGCTTGCTTTTATTTTATCATTAATAGCCTTTTTTTGATCGGCTAAGGCCTTATTGTTTTTTTGAATTTGTTCGTAAATATCTTTGTCGAATTCATTTAGTTTTTTCTCGCTGTCCGCTAACTGCTTATTTTGCTTTTCAAGTTCGGTTGTTATTTGCGCAGTTTGTTTTTGCGCCTGATTTAACGCGGTTGTAGATGTGACGTTTGCATTAACGGCCACACTGCTATCGTTAATGGTTTTAACCAGCTTTAAATAATTTGCAGCCGTTAGATTTAGCGTTGCATTTAAGGCAGTTAATCCTTTGTCTATCTGCTCGATCTGTACAATCTCATTCGCGTTCGCCATTATCTTCTATTTTAGATTGTTGTTTTATTTTGTCCTCTGCCATTTCTTTCATCTCAATAAAAGTAATTAGCCTCATATTTTCGTCGTAAGGTTCTGACATAAAGTTAAATACGGAATAAATAACCTTTGCGAGCTTTACTTCGCGCTTATCTTCATTCTCGACATCCGGAAACATCTCGCGATATTTGTCGGCTTTGTGTTCGATATACTGCCTTAAAGTCGTAATATCTTCAGGTGACTTCAATTCAATGCCAGTATGTTTTAATACTTCTTTTTTGACCTCCTCGAACTGTTCTGATTCTGTCAGGTCTTTTCCGATCAATAATTTCCAAGCCTCAATACGCGACTTTAATCCGACCTCAATAATAACAGCTTTATAGAGTGCCTCAAGTAGTTGAAGTCTTCTATATGCCATTAATTTATCGAACTCATCTTGAATATCAACTATCGGACTATTTCCGATAAGTTTAAATATTTCGGTTGCAAGTTTTTCCAGCCGTTTGTGAAACAGGAATAACGGAACAAACCAATACTTTTTTAACGAGTTGGCTGTTTTCGTTGCATCCAATAGGATAATATCACGTAATAAAATTTGATGAATCTTTTTTATCATCTCAATACATTTTTTAAGTAATCGTTTATAATCAATGAGTTATTCGATTCTTTTACTTTCGGCTGATTAGTCGGGCTTATTCCGAATATCTTGCCATAATTCTTTACTAAATACCCGGACTTAGTATCTTTTGAACTCATAAAGTATTCTTTTGCATTAGGCATAAATATGAACATATCCCTTTGAAATGCACCCGTTAAAAATAGATTAGGCTTTGTTTTGTGCGATCTTTTGGCATATACTTTCGTTAGATTCTCTGAACCTGTTGATTTATGAATCAGTGATTTATCGTCTGCATCGGTTGAGTTGAACATTTGCACCCGATTAGCTTCCACGTTCTTTGGATTAGCCTCAACTATCTTTACAACATTAGCGTCAAAGTTTGCCATCCATTGCGCTGATTTCTTTTGTATGTCGATGATTCTTGCCATAATTCAAAGATATAAAAAAAGGAGGTTGAAATCAGCCCCCTTTATTTTTAGTTAAGCGTCTCCGCTCTTTTTCTTATCCGGTATTGGAACTTTAACACCCAATTTTTCAGCTACGAACTCAGGTGACTCGGTTACGTTTCCTTTCAGCGAATTGTTGTAAATCTCACGGAATCCATTCCACGATACTTTAGACCAATCCACGTCCTTAGTGTTTATGTCAACTTTCCCGAATTTCATTATACAGGAATATTAATGACATTTGACAAATAAGTCACGTGCGTAGACTGAATCAATTCAGCCTGAATTTCAAAGTCGCCCGTTAAAACAGCGGTTGAGTTTTTGAAAGTCAAAGTGTAGATACCCACATTCGAAAGAGTTGCCGTACATATCGTACACGCACCACCTGCATCAGTTGATAGACTTATTACCTTCCATTCTGCCGTAGTTGCAAACAATGAGAAAGGAGTTCCAGAAACGCGATGAGTTGCTTTTACAACTACAATACCAGTTCCTGCGTCGTAAGGGGTAAGAATATCGAGATTGATTCCAACAGGTACAAGTTCTTCAAGTTCCCTGCGTTTGAATGAGGTCTCAATGATCTCATGGCTTTTCATCTGTTCGATATTATCGAGCATCACATCAAATATGCACGCCTTTTGCTTGCCGTCTCCGCCCGGCTTGGGCATACCGTAGTTAACGAACATAGTTCCAGAGAATCCAACAACATTACCAGCAGAATCCAAAGGAGCTAAAAGGTTGCCGTCTGCAAGTACTAATACAAAATCATACTCAACGCCGTCAGCCTCGAACCATGTTTTGTAATCGGCATATGACATAAGTGCATAACCGGTATATTCCCATGCGAAGTCTTTTGTTTTTTCCTTATACCCTGTATTGGATGTCGTGAACTCTGGAGCTGTTGTTTTATCCTCAATACCCCTGCGAAGACTCACATATGTTCCAGCAATAGCCGCAGATGTATCTGGGTTAATATGTGCTCCCCATCCTGCCGCTGTTTTTGCAAGTGCAAGCGTGGTAGTAGTTCCGGGGTCAAGTACGATCATCCCCTCGACATCGGGCAAAAACTGTTTGCTCAATCCGTTTCCTGAACGTTTTAATGTTTTCATATCAAATTTGTATAAATTGTTTGTAAATTAAATCTAAATAAATAATGTGGCGACATATCAGCTTTCGTTTGCGCATCATCTTCACCCCAATCGTAATCCTTAAACCCAGCGAATCCCTGAATTAAACCGTTACTATCAACTGTAAATTGGCTTGAAAGTATCAATTCTAACACATCTTCGTGTACCTGTTCTGTTGCCTCTGATCTGGTTAATGTCGGGTAAAGTTTTGCAAGATTAACCATAAAACACAACCAAACATCAGCGGTACAAATATCGGCTTTCATTGGAATGTTCGGTTGAACATCGAAAAAGCATTGAGCATCTTTTGACGTGTCTTTCAGAACCTCAACGTAACTATCGGGTGTAATCCAAATCTCAGGAGCTAATTTGCCGAAACGTTCATTTCTGAATACCCGGCCATAAAAACTCCGAACATTTGAAGTCCAAAGATAAGCATTAAAGTCTGCTAATAAATCATCAATCGCTATGTCGATTCCTTTGCTCATATTACCGAATGTGTTACATCCCATCCAACAGGAACACAAAGGTATCTATCGAAGGTCTTATTAATCGCGTCAATTGCCGTTTTCTTTTGTTGCATGTAATTTCGTGCAACCGTATTGAGTTCGTTATTTAACGACTCGGTAGCAAGTAGTGACAATGTGCGGTCATTATTCAAGTTCCTTTGCTCCCTGTTTGATTCTGTATTCCCGTTTGTCGTAGCTAATTTCAAAAAGTCAAGTTCGAACTGAGCCTGATAAAACTTCGCAAAATCAACTTTGTTATTTTCGAGATAAACAGATGAATCAAGATATGCAGAAACATTAAAATTTAAACCATTTGCACTTGATCCAGCAGAATAAGCAGCATCCTTAGCGATAGGCCCAATTCCATTAACGGGATAGCAAACAAAACCTTCATACCGCAAAGGGTCGTTATATGATCCCTCACAAAGAACAGATTGAGATGCAAATACAAAGTAAAATATACCTTTTCCAGAAATGATATACGGGGCCGTTTCGAATGCCAGTGAACCATCTGAAGGATTTAAAACAATCGTTGCTTTCAGCGCACCTTGATTGATCACATAAACATTAACAGGATCTGTCGTATCCGCCTGTAAGCTCATTTGATTGATCCGGATTTTAATGTAGTCTGAACCTTTCGGTTCAAATGCCCATCCGGACCAATCATTCGAGAGTTGAGTTATCTTCGATCCTAAGTTGTAGATATACTGACTTTCAACAAGTCGCCGATTAAGAGCAAGTGCAGATGTAACGTTATCTTCAACTGACCAGATAAAAGACTTTACTTTCAATGATGGAAGCGTTGTCTCTAACCAGTAAGTTTCAGATCCGACAGATCCGGGCGTATGATTTATATTTGAATCCAAAAGAGAGCGATAGATTTTACTGTTATATAATACCACGTCCGAACGTTTCCGGCTTGTCTCAAACTTTGAATAAGTCAAAGAAGCGGAATACGTCGAAAATGAAGCCGTCAAACTTGGAAGCATTGCCAGTAAATTATCTAACGTTACTATCGGGTGTACTCCACGATTCCAGAATAACCCAGAATCGGGAGTTCCCAATAAATCGGAGTCTAATAAAATATCAGACGTAAAGTCTTCTGCAAAAGCTAAGGTTGCCATATATTTATTTTATGCCCAGATACCAGTTGATGATAATATAAACCATGCCCCAGTTCCGGTTACTCCAGTACCTTTCAGTCTGACGGAGTCTCCGAATGTAGATGATGCTTTTGTATTCACCAAATCAGTATCAACAGTTCCTACACGTGTTACGATAGTTGCTGCAAGAGTAACAGTTCCTGCGATACCATCAGCAGCAACTGGGGACACAGTTACAATATTATGACCGGCCGCACCTGTGTTTATGATAGTAACGTCAAAACCTGCAATAGTTGCTGGCAGCGTGATTGTCTTCGCATCAGTCGCAATAAGAAATGTTTTCCCATTATCGGCTGCCGTGATCGTGTAGTTATCCGTCAATACAGTAGGATTACCATTAATTGAAGGAGCATAAGCAAGTTTACCATTAGGCATTTCTACGGTCGTAGAATCTGCGAGAGCTTTATTATAATTACTCATGACTTTAAATTAAGATGTTAAGCCTTTGATTTTTACAACATCGTTAACCCTGTTTGCAAGATCAGAATTGTAACGATAAACAGCATAAAAACGATCCCATATAGCCATTTCCTCGAAGTGAGTCATGATTAAATTAGAATCAGTAGTTGGACTGATAATCGAAGTTGCTTCGGTTGCCTCGGTGTTAATGAACAAGTTAGGACGTGATTTGATGTAAGGCATTTCAACGTCTGTGATTGACCATTTTTTGTTAGCTACTGTGGTTCCATTGCGGAAATCCCAAGGCCAGTTTTCGTAGATACCCATTGCACCATCGCGCATAAGAAATCCTGTGAAATTGTCAGAACCCGGAGAAAGCTGATTAGAAACATACCTACGATCGGCAGGAATGGCAGACTGGGCCCAGATCAAATCTTTAGACTGTTGTGTCTGATATTTGAATGCTTCAGTTTCAGAAACAAGCAAACCACCCGGAGATGTTACGATACGATAATCACCACTCAATTGGTTTGCGCGCATTAATTCTTTAAGATACACAAACATGGTATCCTTTTGCGCGGCCTTATTGATACTCAAAGTATCGGCGCCTTCATCAAAGGTAAAAGTACCATCGCCCTGCGAAACCTGTGGTCCGAATGCTAATTTCTGAGTTTTACGCGACTCGAGGATAGTTTCAATGATGTCGTCTTTTGCGACTGCCATTGCTTTTAATACGTTGCGGGTAATCTGATCTCTCCACCATGCAGCGTCGATCTGGTTGTTTTCAAAAGATGCAGGGTAGAGCCTGAACCCAGAGAAGATGTCAAAGGCGGTAAAGTAATAAGTATCACTTTCGCCAATGTTTACGGGAATGTTTGAAAATCCCGGAGTTGTGGTAACGGTTACGGTTTGATCTTTCATCACTGGCAGTTTTGCCAATCTCGAATTAGAGATAGTGTTGAGAGCCGTAACAACTGAAGGCGGGACATAGTCCACTTTCGCGGTACTATCCCTGACCATGTCAAGCATTCCGTAGTTGCCTTCTAACTTTTCGTTTTGGGCTTCCAGTGCTTGGAAATCATTAAGAACAGTGTTTGTTAAAAATGCCATTTTGTAAAATTATTTGCTTTATTTTTTTGGAGTCTTTTCCAGGAGTTTTGTATTAAATTCAGCGTACTTTATTGCGTAATCCTTCGATGTTACAGCCAACGTCAATGTTCCGGTCAAATATTCTTTTATTGCCTTGTTGCGTTCTTCTGGTGTTGCATTATCAGGAATTTCAAAGGGTACACCCTCGACTTTAATATTTTGCTTTCCTTGTGATCCTATGCCGAATGCTTGCCGGCCTTTGATCAATTCAGAAATAGATTTATCATTTTGTACAAGATCAGACAATTTTGTAATCTTGTATTCATTTGCCTTATCGATGGCAATCGGTTCACCATCTTCATTCAGTTTGATGTTATGAGTTGTCAAAAGCGCATCCTGAAACTCTTTCCATTTTGCTTTAGCCTCATACTGATTGACAGTGTCAGGAAAAGCAGGCTTGACATTTGCAAAGGCCACCTTTAATTCCATTGCTGTCATTTGAGTAGTTGCCGCCTCGTATTTACCCTTATAGTCATTTGTTTCGTAATCAGAAAACTTTGCCTCTTTTTGTTTCAATAGGTCGAGTTCCCCGTTTACTTTTTCAAGTTGTGATTTCAGTGTCGCGTCGCCTCCGCCTTCTTTAATCTTCTTTTCAAGTTCCTGCTCTTTTTGTTGCAGTGCAGATTTTTGACCCTTGAAATAATTTTCGCTTGCAAGGGTTAGGTAATCGCCTAATTTTTGGCCTCCCTCTCTTTGGATGCCGGTAATTAACTGTACTTTATCGGCAGCGCCTTGAATGATCTTTTCGGCGTTTTCATTGGCCCTCCCATCCCATGACTGTTTTAAATCAGCTTCAAATGCTGATGTTACGGTCTTTAATTTTCCGGCCTGTTCTTCAGAAAGTCCCATTTCTGTAATTTGTTCTGCTGTAAATTCCATAATCTTTTATGTTATTTTGATTTTTTTGCTTTTATTTGTTTTACTTTATGTTCTTCGTTTGCTGTTGCAATTTCCTTGCTTCTTTCGAATGATGTAGGAACCTCATCTTGCGCGGTGATCGTTTCACCTTCTTGGTTTTCAAATACCGGAGCTTTGGCCTGATCTTTTGAAGATTCCAGTGCCTTCAATCTTTCTTCGAGTGCCTTGAAACTTGCTTTTGATTCTTTCAATTCGTTCGCTTGTCTTTCAGCTAACAATTTAAAATCAATCTTTTCATCAGAAATAGGTTTCAATTGTAATACCTCATTTAGCTGGTCGACCCATTTTTGCTTGTCAACTTCAACCCATTGGCCGTTCTTTTTCTCCATCACTTTATCAATGATCGGCTGCTCGTCTTTTTTATATCCCTTCAGTGGAATATACTTAATGAATTTGTTGAAATTATCGCCATCTTCGAGTTTTACCGTGGTTCTTTCCACCTTCGCGGTCATATCGCTGTCTGTAGCATACACCCTCGCTGTTTTAAGCCAAATTACTCTGTTCATTTGTTTTGATTATTAATTGTTGTTTTGAAATTAAATCTATTATTAAATTATTTATAAGCACCAGCTTTTCAGCTTTTGTTGTTTCCATGTCTTTATAAAACTGGACTACATTGCCGTAATAAGCTTCGAACTGGTCAATCCAATAATTAAACCTAAGCTGATATTCTTTATTGATCTGACTGACTATTCCCTGAGCTATTGCAAGCGTAAAATCAGCATCAGAAACAAATGGCATGAGATCATAAAGAAGTTTCTGCCTTGCCATTTGATCGGAGTTATTTTTATACCGGTTCTGACTAATCCTGACAATTATATTTTTACGTTCCAAAGTATTCGGAGCCTTTGCCAGTGCATCTAAAAGCTGAACCTGTGAATCAATAAAAAAGTCAGTCCCATAGTGAATAAATATTTCGTTAATCTGATCAATTCCATATTTAAGCGCCAACATGTCACGATCTGATAATTTTCTGATCCTATTTAATCCTTCAGCAAATGACATCAATGTATTTTCAAGTACCGATACAGACTTGGCTATTTGGTCCGCATTCTTGGCTGATTCTTTACTGCTTGCTACTGAGAAATCGCCAACTATTGTTGATATAATCGACATTTCAAGTTCGGCTATTCTATTATTTAAATAGCTGAGCGATTCAATCGGGATATAATGAAAGTTAAGGTAATTCTTAACTGCATCCATATTGATCGATCCATCATCTGATCTAATCGCGGCAATCGGTATCTCATGAATAGTACCAGGCTGTAAATCGCCTGTTCCTAAACTATTGTTTTGATTTGAGATTGAATTCCTTTGCGATCCCATCAATCCATTAAGCTCGGGCTCTCCTTGTGGCCCAGAATTGCCATCGGACGGCCTCGACGTCTGAATCTTTGACACAACCGGGATAGCTCCGTTAGGCTCGGTCATTTTCTGAAGGGTTTTGATGAAGTTATACTCTTCAATCTCTTCCCTTATATACGTAAAAATCGACTCCCTTACAATGCAATCGCCATTAAACTTTTTAGGTGAAATAAAATGAACCGGACAATAGCCTAAGTCGTGCGCTTGCTCTCGAACCAGTTCCATTGAGTCATCGTAAAAAGCGTACGTATTGCAGTCAATGTAAATAATACCCATATCATGCTCAACCTTATTCTCGTCGCCCGGTTCTTCAATCTCGGTAACGCACCCTTTAAATGCTATCCTCTGAATTTTACCGCCCATCTCTTCTATTGACTTCACGTCTGCAATGTCAATAAAATATCGATATGGCGTATTTGGGATCATTGGGTCAAGATCGGAAACTATCAGGCTATTGTGTTTGTAAAGCAGTCGTTCAAATATTTCGGAGTTAAAGCGCTTCACTTCTAAATCTTCGGCAAAATCAGAATAATCTTTGCCTTTAATATCATACTTAAAGTCCGAATCCTCGGCATTAAATACCCTCATTAATTGAGGCTCAATGCGATTATGAATGATCTTTGTTGATGGTAGCGGAAATCTTAGGTATTTGAAAAACGTAAGAAAGTTTTCAGTTTTAAAGATTGATTTAACCCAATTTAAAAAATAGTCGTCTGTCTGGTATTTCCTGTTCGCCCACTGTTGAAGATATTCAGTGTCGAAGCGATCCTCTTGAATTTTGGAGTTGAGTAAATAATTCAGTTGTTTTTCCTGAATCACAGCCTTACTTATTGAGCTTGAATTAATGCACGCTTTAATAAATTCTGTACTCACTCCTTATGGGTTTGTCGTGTTATGCAATCTTTTGCGTCACAAATATAATAATTTTTCACATAAAAAAATAAAAATGAATTTTTAATAATAGTTTTTTTAAAATAATCACACAAAAAACCCAGATCGCAATCCGGGTCGTTTATTATTCACTTTCGAATGTAGTCTAATTTGTCATAGGAGAATTATTTAAATTTTAAGTTTATAAGTGTTATTCACCAATATTAAGCGTTTTTCCGCTATGTTCGTTCTATTGGGCGCCAGTGGGTGAATTTTAAATGCTGATCTAAAAAATGATTCATTCGTTCTTCTGTGTGCAGCATTCCATTCCAATAATCAACTTCTTTTCTGAAATTAATGAACATGACTATTATTTGCCGATCTAATGGCGGCAACTCTTCTGCAACCGGAATCCAACGCTGCGCAAATTCAATACCCTTTAAAAATGCTGATTCTTCCCTGATTGAAACAGTAACGTAATCAATCGTTTTTGATACGCCAAGCAATAACAAACTGTTTGCTCGTATTTCCTTTGCTTTATCTTTAATTGTTTTCATATTAAATTTGTTTTGTCCCCACCGTATAGGCAGAGCTAAATTAAATGTTTCGATTTGGACATTTATACATACGGCTAATAAATCCATAATAAGTCAATACCCCAATTAGCCAATATATGTTTAAATCCGAGCTATACTGAGTTGCACCCACGTTATTTGCAACTGCATAATGGTCGTTTTCAATAACCACGTTACATAAATCATTTACATATGATGATTTTTCAGTTCTTTCAAATCCGTTCAATTGCAAAAAATCAATAATGTACTTTAATTCCGATATTTTCATCTTATTTTAGTTTTATTGCCGTATAGGCAGGGTGAGGGTTAAAGTTTGCGATTACAAATAATACATTCGCCATCTTTAATAGTCGCAGAAAGTGAAGTTTTGCAATGAGGACAAGCGATTGTGTTTTGCATATGATATTCTTTCATCATTGCTATTACTGTGCTATAAGGGTACATTCTTTGGTAATCCTTACCTTCCTTTTCTTGATTTTCTTTTAAAAAATTCTCTGCTGTCATAATTTCCGTTGTTTTTATCTCCCCGTATAGGAGAGAGGTTAAATTAAATGTTGATTAATTGAATTTGATCTATTGATCCAGAACTGCTACCGGAATAAACTTTTACTCTGTCGATTTCAAGGTCTGATTTCCAATTCCGATAAAAAACAACCTTGTATTTTCCTATTTCCTTACCAGACTCTTTGAGTTCGGTAAGTTGCTGAATAAGTTCGTCCAATGTCATTTCATTCATTTTTAAGTTTAAATTAAAGTTGTTCAATTACTGTTCGTCTATTTACTTCACATTCGATTTGCCTGTTAAGTTTTGATATTATGGCATTGCATTCAGAAATCACACACTCTTTAGCATCATGTTTTGATTCATGCCAACTACAATCACTGCCACGCTTATTTTCTTTAATGGCAACCCCTTTGTAATTAATGAATGTTAGTTGCTTTTCCGTTTCTTTAATAACCTCACATTCCTGTATTTCTCCGAATAATACTCTAAATTTTATCATCTCATTCATTTTTAAGTGTAAATCCCAATTTAATTACATTTACCAGGTTTCTTGTCTGAAAAATATATCACTAATGCAGCAATCGCAAAAAAAGCAACAACACAAACGATCAATAAAGCAGGTGATAAAAATTCTCCGTTGGTCCAAAATAGATTTGTCATAACTTTTAGTTTTAAATTATGCCTCAAATGTAATATCAAAAAACGATCATTCGACAAAACATGCTACACAACATGTTTTCCAACAGTTTTGTTCTTTAGCGTCTTATGAATACAATCAGCGATCCATCCAGCTAAATAAGCATTGGCCTCTGATCCTATGATTTTTTCGCTAATATGCTCCCATATATATTCGGCTCCATGAATACTTTCATGCGTTATTAATTTTGCAGTGAAATAACGTTTTGCAGTTGAAGCAATCAATACTCCATAATATGTCGGGTCTTGTTTTTTTTGCGCGTAATAGGTTACGGCCTCATTGTTAAATATAAACGATGTATCTATATCGTCTCCAGTTTTTACGTCCTTGAAATTATCCTTAATTTCATTTGTATTAATTCCAATTGCTACCCATATTTTCATAGGATAAATTAACGGATCAAACATTTGTATTTTACCCATAATTACATAATAAATAAATGAATATTTTTATCTATCCGGTGAAGCATTCGCATTTTTAATCTAATTATCAGTCGTTTATATTTTCGCTATTCTTACATGTAATGATCATAATTGTTAATTAATTTGTCGTTACGGCAAAATCAGCGAACCGATCATGCTCCATAATCACGTACCTTAGTGCTGCCAATCCATCCGGCTCATGTCCATCGGGCTCCGGAATGATCTTTCCGTTAATATCCACGCGCCAAAACCAAGTCTCAAAACCTTTTTTCATATTGACTGATCGTTCAGTGATGAACAGATCGTATCCCCGGGTTTTATTTATGCCAGTTATTACCGATCCTGGATTCTTTTTAACTCCCTTAATTTCATACCCGTACTTTCTAAGATCGTTTATTTCAACACGTCCGGCGCTGTCTGCTATAATTAACTGACCTTTCAAGTGGTTGACAAACTGCAACTGATCAACTATCGCCATGCGTTCGGCACCTGTAATCTTTTCCGGCATTAAGTTATTCATGCAAAAAACCTCGTCAATATAAATACAATTGTCTTTCTTCCAAAGGTCTATCTTAATTGTAGGGTCCGGGCTAACACCAAAGTCCATGCCAGATGGTATTCTCTTTGCTGTTGCTGGGATCTCTTTGCAAAAATTGAACTTATAGATTCGACGTTCTGAGTAATACCCGGTCTGACCAAGTCCATAAACCCTAAACCATTCAATGTTATCCCGCCTGGATTCAATAATATTAACCTCTGATTCCGGGCAGCACTCATTATCTAAATATGTTACTACTATTTGTTGGCTTATTGAATTACCATCACTGTCTTTTAATTTAGGTATCTCAGTATGTGCCCAGAATTCGAAATCTGGATTGTAATCTATGTAAACCTCCTCATGTGTTCGGCCTATATATGTTAATGCAACATCCCATCCAATTTTATTAGCCTCATTAATATACAGAATGTTGCGCCTTTTAGATTTTCCGGCCTGTTTTTTATTGTCGTTTACATACCTAAATTGAACTACTGATTGGCCTATTTTTAAATCGTGATCAGTTTTATTAAATGATCGTTCCCACTCTAACCCGGCCCCGTCAAATTGGTTTTTAAAATCCTGAATAGAGCCGTCTTTTAAGTTGTCGTAAGTGTCTGAAACAACTGTTATAATTCTTTTCTTTTCAAATGCTTTCTCAATAAGTATTTGAGCTATTGATACGTTTTTACCGGCGCCCATGCCCCCTTGTATTATTTTTATCTTAGCCCTCATGGCCTTAATTTTATAATATGTTGAGATTCTTTTTATCATTCATTCGGGAATTGCTTCGATACATTCACATATTCAATAGCCTGTTTGAGTTGTATTTTTTCGGCCTCGTTATATCCAAGCATTTTATTAATCATATCAATAGCTGTTGTTTTTGGGTAAAGCTTAATCTTAACAAACTTAATTTCGGCCGTCGTTTCGTTATCCCCGTCTGTTTTGTAGGTCCGGTATTCGGTTTTAGTATCAATGCTTTCAATGGCTGACAATAAAGCCGGATTAGCCTCTTTAATTTCATTCCAATTGGTTAATTCAATCCAATCATCGTGCAGTCCGGCAATGTTCGAATAAGCAATCTTTGCAAGCTCTTGAAGATTCCTTAATTTTGATATTCCGGCCTCTTCTTCAAGGTTATTTTTGATTAAGTCGATATATTGCTTAACCTTAACGTTTCTTAATAAGTTACAACCTAAAACCGCGGACGAATTATCATCTTCTAATCCATACGCTTTTTTATAGGAACGTGTTGCATTCCAATCAATTATGTAGTTGTGCGCAAATATTTTTTGCTTCTCGTTTAGCTCTTCTTTTAACTCTTCAAGCGTATATTGCTTTTTATCATCCATAACTTAAATTTTGAGCCGGAAACAGGGATCGAACCCGTGACATTCTGAATACAAATCAGACACTCTACCAACTGAGCTATTCCGGCTGTTTGGGTCTCTCCCCAATTGTCACCCTCCACTGATTCGCGCGTTTTATTTACCGAATAACACGTAAACAGTATTTAAAAAATTGGAGCCGTGGACAGGTCAGCGCTCCTCGTGATCATGTCAGGTAACGATTCTGAAAGTAAAACCCTGGCTTCAATTCCGCCACATGATCAATTCTTTTTATCAAACTTACTCTTATTTTTTCAAATATCAAAATTAATTATTTTAAAGTTGTGCTTTAATCTGCTTCCAATATTCAAAATCATCATTTAGCTCCGATCTTTCAAGGTTATTTTTTATTGTCAAATGCCCTGTTGTGACCTTTAACGCCTCGATAATTTCCAAAACTACGTATTTAGCGTTATCTCCAAATTGAGCTTTTAATTCGTTCACTTTTACTTTTTCTGTCATATTAGTCTTTATTAAATTGGTTTTCGTTCCTATTACTTTTCCTAATCCGGTCAATAAATGACCCTACTTTCTTACAATCAATTACATCTTTGTCCGGTCGCTCTCTGTGTCCACATTTCGGGCAAATCATCCAATGAGTACACATTGCAAGTTTCTTTGAGTCTTTAATTAATGGCTCTATGCAATCAGGGCAAATTTGCATGATTTAAAATTTACAACTGTTATCTTTAATATCGCTCAATCTAACGCTTAAATTATGCACCTGATTTTTAAGCGTTGCAATATCTTGTTTATTTTTCTTTGATTGTTTTAACGTCTCAATAGCCAAATCAATAGCCAATCCCAACTGCTTAGGGTCTGGCATTTCCATGTCTTCGTCGGCTCTTCGCCACTTGTTGTAAAGTTCGAGGATATAAATTGCTGTTTCTGTTGTCATAACGATTTAACATTTTTAAATTCACTGTATGTTAAGGTTTTAATATATTCAAAAACTTTCTTTCCTGATATGCAAACCCTACTTTGATCTGCATATCCCATCTCGCTGGCAATTATTCCAATTAAAGTCGTTTCTACTGCCTTCGCCCTCATGTTTGCAACTTCATCGTTCTCAAATGCGACTACGATTTTTTTTTCCTTTATACATATTCCAGTTATTTTGCAAAGTTAATAAATAAATATGCTGCTATTACCGTAATCGTAGCGGTGTAAATTATCGCATCGTAATACCAGGAAATTGCTGTTAATACTTTTATGGTTCGTTTCATATCTTAGTTAGACTGTCTTTTATTTCATGAATATCGACGATAGTATAATAGGCACCTATTTCAACACATTCAGAAACTACATTCCTAAGCGCTTCATTATACGCATCTTTTTGAGATAGCCCAATAGCCTCAGTAAGGTATGGGACAATACTTTCTTTCCCAATTAATTGAAAAGGCATTTCCTCTATCATTTTATCCAAAATACTTTTTGCTGAATTCATCGTTTGTAATTATTATGCAATTTACTAAATATTAATCAATTATCCTAATTCAAGTTAATTTTATCCCCGATTAAATACAAATCACACTCTTTCCAATACTCGCCACTTTCGCCAATCTCACAAAATAGCCGGTTGAAACTGTCGTATTGCATCATTATCATGTTTTTATGATGCTTTTCAACTTTGACCGGATAAATACCGGATTCACGTTTTAAGTGAAGGGTATCGCCTGTTGATGGGTCTTTAATGTAGGGCATTTTTTAATATTTGTATTTAATGGTTAAATTATTTCGATTGGCCGCCAATGGGAAAAATACAATCTAATATATTCAATATCTTTATAGCCATCAGCAAAATAGGTAAAAGCCTCATAATAGATATCATTTTTTGCAATAATTTCCATTCCGTCTTCTGGAGATTCTTCGACCGAAATCCAACGCTGTGCAAATTCAACGCCGTTTTTAAATCCGCCCATGTAAGTACTCGACAACAAACCATTCTTATCAAGTGATTTATTTATTGATTTTATGGCAGACTCATTTACTGCTTCATTAATTGTTTCCATTTTGTGGTTTTATTTACGTTTTAAAATTCCAGTTCCAGAACATTTGTAGCATATTCCACCATCAACTGATGAACCCATATTCCCAGAACCTGAACATTTAGGACAATTATCATATCCAAATTGAAACAGATCAATTTTACCAGCTTTTTTAAGTGAAATTATTGCAGAATCAAAATTTTGTCCTACTGCTGTTCTGCCATTAAACTGAATCATTACAGTCATTCCTTTACTATTGATTGGTCTGCCTGATGGATATTGACACCATTGATTACCCTCTGGTGCGATAGATATGATTGCGTTGTTTTCGCTCAAATAAGTTTCGGTATCTTGTTGCAATTGTGTCATTGTCTCATCGTTTTTTACCGATTCAGCTTCCTTGCTGTTTCTGGTACAAATATAAATCAATAAACATGTTAAATAACAAAAGCTGTTGAAGAACATGTTTTACATGGGTCTATATGCTGCACATTTTTCACAATATGTTTTTCCTTTAATTGCAGGACTACCGCAAAAATCACAAACAGCATCTTTTTTAACAACCTCTTTTAAGTATCGTGAATATGCCCGTTCCACCTTTGTCCGATCCATTCCTGAATACCATTCTGCAAAGTCAATTATTTCTTTAGTTCCGCTCATCGTTCAACCTCCTCGTCTTCATATTTCGTTGCGTCAATTTCACACGGATCGTAATAAGTATCATTCAAATCAAATCTGCCGTTCTGAATCATTCGGCAAAGTTTCCAGGCGCAAAATACGCAAAGTAGAACAAATGCGATAAAATAAAGGTAGTTTAATGGGTTCATATTGGTTGTTTTTAAGGGTTAAATATCGTTTAGTCCAAGTCTCTTTTTAAATCTATCCAACGAACTTTGAGCATCATTAACCATCATTTCTAAATGTGTATTGTGTTTATTGATTATTTCGGAAAGTTCTTCTTTTGTTTTAGCATTCTTAACGTCCGGAACGTCGAGTAAATCGCCACCAAAAAAATCCTTGTATTTGGTCATTTCCTTTTTTATTTCCCTTATATTCATAACTTCACTTTTTAGATTGTTCAACTTTCTGACACCGAAGGCAAACGCCATCTCGATATAAATGACCGTAAACAAGCCAACATTTAAACTTAAATAATCGAGTATGCTGTTGTAATACTTCTGCACATTGAGTGTCTAATTTCGCCTGAATATCGGCTTTTACTTTCTTTTCGATAGCCTGTGTTAATTCGAATATTTGTTCTTTGTATTTCATTTTAATTTGCTTTAAAGTTACTTAATTTTCAATTGATCACGCAAGGTAATCGTTTAATATTTCACGGATAAATTTTGCTCTTGACGGCCACGTTATAAAGGATTCATTGTGGTTAATTGAATGTGTTAAATTACCAATGATAATTTTAATTTCTTCAATGTCATACTTTTCCGGTTCGCATTTAATCTTTTCCATTTCTTCATCGGCCAAAGAATTAAACCTTTCCCAATTTTTCATACTTAACATGCTGTTATTTGTCCAAAAATGCTTTTTGACTTCCGGTATCGCTTCGGCTACCCATCGCCCGTTATCATAGATTACAATTGATTTACGCCCTGCTGTTGCAAGTTTTGACAATCCGATTAACTGCAGTCTTCCGGACTTCATTTTGTCCATATCGTTGTTGCTTTTAATTGTGCAACCGGAAATAAAACCGCGTTTTCTGGCTTCGCCGATTAGGAATGATTGCCATTCGAATTTTAGATTATACGTTTCAATCCACTTTGCAAATTGATGATTATTAAAATCCAAAACCGGTTTAGATTTACATTTTGAATTGTAAAAATCCATTTGTTCTTTTGTGGACATTGATTTTATTGCCTCCGCTAACTCAACTTTAAATTGTTTCCCGTCAAGTTCAAAAAATGTTGTTTTGCTCATTTTGTTTGGGTTTTAGTATCAATGTATATTTTATTATTTATTACTTTAAATTCGTTTCCAAAAAGAAAGGATATTTCTGTTGTTTCCCCATTGACAGTTATGTGAATTTCGGTATTTAAATTTGTCTGTATTACAACTTCATTTTTACTGTCGTCGTGTGATAGTTCACTTAACTGATATAATTTTACAAGTGTTGGCATTTTTAAAATAATTTAAAAGTTGTTTCTATTCTGTTTTCTTTACTTATTTTCTTTCCCTTAATACATGCCCAATATCTTAAAGTTACAAACGAATACCGCAATAATTGAATGTGACCGTAGTGATATTTAAACTTTCGCTTATCCCATCGCTTTATTATTTTTGCATTAAATCGGGATTGTGATGTGTAAAAGGTGTTCACAATTTTAGCCCCTCTTGCAAATCATTTTTATTGATCTTTCTCAAATCGCTTTCAAGTTTGGCCCAAAAATAGCAAGTTACGATTGAATCAGGTATTAACTGAACACATCCGCAAACCCTTTCTTTATTCAGGAACTTGACAAATTTAATCAGTAGTTGGCGTTCTGTTTGTTTGCGTGCGATCATTACTTGAAGTCGTAAAATGGTTTATCATCCGAATTTGTAATAATCGGCATAACAAGCAATTTAATATCGCCAATGCTGAAAATATTACCATGCGATGAATTGCCGTGAGTTAATTGAATTTCATATGATCCGATAAATTCACAAATGTTTTTTAACGATGTTAATCTACGAGCTAAAAAATAAGTATCGCCAATTCTAAATTTTTCGTGCGGATCTGGAATCATATTTCCTGTTGGTTTCCCGTGCCGCAATGTTCCCGATCCATTGCATCTATCACAATCGTGCGAATGGCCGCACGCATCACATTCAACTTCGCCTGACCCCTCGCATTCATGACATTCAATATCCGGCTCAAATTCGGGAATTTTAAGACACCTAAATAAGGCATCACTAATTTGATACAATGCGATAATAATCGGATTTTCTTTTTTGTAATCATCTGTCACCACATGTTTTGATATTGTGGTTAATTTTGACGGCTCAATTATTTCATCAAAATAATGCAATGGCATCATAATAAATTCGTGCGCTTCCGTTGCACAATTGTAATCTATTCCGGCATAATTGAACGGAAAAGGTTTTTTAAAATCTGGTCTGTAATCTGATTCTTTTTCAGTGAACGAGTTTAATAGTTCTATTGCTGTCATTTCCTTATCGTTTTAAAATTTACGTAAAAATATATCGAATATTAATACATTTTACAAAAGATGTTTTATAACATGTTTTCCATGTTTCACCATAAATTCAGCATGAATCTGCATTAGTTCGGCTTTGGTGTATGGTGGTGACTGCGTATGAATTGCATCGTGAAGATTGTAATTAAGTGCAATTAATCCATTAATGTCGAGTTTATTTTTGCCTATTCTGCCGTTGATGTGATGAATATTTACCCCCGGCGTTCCATCCGCTTTCACTTCGCAAACAATATCTTCTTTGATTTGATAGCCAAAGTAGTCCATATAGATTTTGATGTACTTTTCCATTATTGATGATATTGCATTGCAAGATGAAGCATTTTTAACGTTTTATTGGTCATTAACGTATCGGGAGTAACGCGAAATATCCTCCACCCTAAAAGAGTTCCGGCATTATATTTCTCTACGTCTCCCAAGAATCCCGCGCCTCTCGTATGCCGACCTCCAGACCAAACACCACCCTCAACTTCGATAGCTATCATATATGGTCCAAGTATTGCATAATCAAAACGCCATTTTCTGGTGTCGTGAAATCGATATTCTTTTACGACTTCAAGATTTAATGTTTCTTTGCACACCAATGTAAACACATCACTTTTCAATTCCTGTGAGTTTTTAGGCCTCTTTTCTTTTGAGATAGTCATTCTATTATCTTTTTGATTATTCGTTAAAATTAAGGTATGCAAATTCTTTAAAATGATGTTTTGCGGCCTTGTCGTATGCTCTTGCGGCGTCTGATTCGTCCATAAAATATCCGATGTGAATTAGTTTTCCGTCTATTTGTATTCGCGATTGCCATTTATTATCCCTTTTATGCCAACAGACACCCTTATAAATAGATGTGCAATTTTTATCAGGTTTCTTCTGATTCATCATGTTTTCTTGATGCGTACAAATCCTTAAATTTAGTTTCTGATTGTTGCATCCATTGCCATCCTTGTGGTCTATATCTGATTTTTTAGGAGTGTCGCCTATAATAAATTGGTGCATATGCACGGTCTTCTGTCTGCCGTTAACAGGAACGACTCTTCTTGCATAAAATGTGTTTCCGTTTTTGAGTGCATACCACTTAAATTGATTAACCATTTGGTAATCTTCGTCGTCTACTATTGCAACTTTTCCCTGTGTTAATTGTATTTCTTTCATAATTTAAAATTAAAAACCGCCACTCTTTGAGATGGGAGGATCTCGCAAAATGACGGCTGTTAAAATGTTTTAATTTGCACCTCCTCCCAAAAGCATTACAAAGATAATAAATTTATTTAAATATTTAAATCTGAGAATGTTTTAATAGGCTCAAAAGTCGATTTGCATTTTTTACAGATCATTTATTTTAAATTAATCCGTTTTCTAATTTCCACAAATCCCATGCGTCTTTTACGTTTGCGTCCTCCCATGATCCTATCTGAATCCTGTCTTCATGATCACTGTAAAGGAACGACGGCAACCCAAAAACTTTTTTAGTTTGTGTCTGATTTTCTTTTTCAAGTTCCATTATCATTTTAACCGCGCCTCTCAGGATTCGGTTATATTCACTGAATGACATTGAACCTGGATTGTCATCAGCGTCGCAAATTTCATCAAATGTGATTTTCATGTTTTGGGTTTTATCCGGCGAGTTGCCCCGCCGGAATGGTTAAATTAAATTACATTTCCATCAAGATCAATTTTTACACTGCATTTTATATCAGTATCCGAAAATAGCTGAAATTGTCCTTCTTGCTCGCATGCAGTCATGTGGTTACGTTTGTTGATCTCAAAGTAACTATCTTTTAGCTCGATTGAAATTGATTTGCGCCCCATTTTAATTGACTGGAACCCCTCTGAACCAATACCGCCGAAAGGACTTAAAACAACTTCGCCACGATTAGAGTATAAAAGTATAATGCGCTCTATTACACCAAGTTGAAGTGGGCAGATATGTTTTTCGTCGCCGTTTCCTTTTGCATTCATATACTGCAAAGTATTGGTTACGTCAATATCCATCCATACCGGAGAGGCGTAGCGCTGCCAAACCTGATGCGAATACTGTTCTGTTTTGCTGTATTTACTTTCCTGATCGTATCCCCAAAATTCATTAAATCCTTCGACCGATTTCGGGAATGTATCGAATTGGTGCATTGGAATATAATAAGTAAACCGAATATCATCTAATTGAATAGGCGTTTCGTTTACTTCTTTGGTCTTAAAACAAAGCACTCTATCAGGTAATCCGGCGCGAATAATACTCATGTCTTTCGTGACTTGTTTGTGGGCTAATCCGATTGTTTTTGTTCTAACGGCTGCCAAAAGTGGATCTTTCCAGATCGTAAATTCAGAATGTAGGAACATATCTAAACTTTCAAAAATATCGCCAATCATCGCGCTAAATCTGCGAATTCCTATAAACCCATCGCGCCCCTTTTGAGTAGGTAAATCCATGCAGTGAATTGCAATTATCCGCCCCGGTTTAATTACTCGTTTCAATTCAATCGCCAAATATTTAAACTGCTCCACGAATTGATCATATCCGGTAACATTTCCCATATCTTCGATATAGTTGCTGTAACAATATAAATCCGCGAAAGGTGGGGAAAAAACGATTAAGTCTACCGAATTATCTGCAACCTCTTTAATCCTTTGCACACAATCGCCTCGCATTAATAAAAATTTGTCCGTTTTTAAATCCAATGAATTCATAGCATAATTTGTTAATTGTCCTTTTAAGTTTTTAGTAATCGCTTTAACCATATTCAACTGCATCGCTTCAAATGACTTTTGTTTGTCGTTTTGAATCTTCATAACATTAATCATTCTGTCTGTTGTGACCATCCAACAAGTTACCTTTTCAGTTCTGCCAAACCTCCAACTTCTACGCATTGCCTGAAATGCTTTCTCAAAACTAAAGTCAATCGAATTGAAAATCTGATAACCGCAATTTTGATAATTCAATCCCATGCTTGCAATTGATTCTTTTGTAATCAGAATTTGAAAGTTGTTATGAGCGAACCCAAGTAGATCAGTTTCCTTTTTTTCGTTTGAATCTGAGCCCTGAACGTTCCGGCAGTCATAACCTAATGCGGTTAATTGTTTGTATATATTTTTAGCTTCATCATTTTGCTTTGTCCAAATAATAACCGGCTCTGATTTTGGCAGTGACTGAACTATTTCAATAGTTTTTTTAATCCTTTCGTTTTCTGTTTCGCGTAAACTTGAATTGTAATCGGTTGCATTTACCGCAATACCTGGAAACATTACGCCCTCTGGCAATGGAGTTGATACCTGAACTTCGATTATTTCAAGTTCCGGCAAATCAAATTCTGCCGCTTCGAATCCTATATCTTTAGGATGCGAATACATGATAGCCCACGAAGAAACGAACTCGTAAAATTTATCAACTGCATGCCCTTTTAATCGCCATTTTTGAGTCTGTTGCATATCATTCACAAAGAACATTGCCAACATTTCATTATAGTTCATTGCATCTAAAAACTGGCTATGATTACCCAATTCCATCGGGTCGTTAGGTGATGGAGTTGCAGAAAAGCAATACTTATATGGAGTATTCTTGAATTTTTCAATTAATAGATTCCGATACTTCCCGGATTCATTTTTCAAAATTGAACTTTCATCTAAACAAACACATCCGAATTGATCGCAGTCGATATTTTCAAGTTGTTCATAGTTTGAAATATATACGCCATGACCGAATACGTCACTTTTGAGACGTTCGACTGGAACATTGAATTTAACTCCTTGCTCAATTGTTTGACCTGATACAGCTAACGGAGAAAGAATCAATGATGGTTTTCCGGTTCTTAATGTAACTTGCTTTGCAATCTCTAACTGCATTGGTGTTTTACCCAATCCTGTATTAGCAAAAATAGCATACTTCCCATGTTTTAACGCCCTTATTACCGTAAACACCTGAAACGGTTTTAACATCGGGTTAAGTTCGCTTTCGTCAATATCGAACCCTGATACAATTTGAGTCTTTTGCTTTGTTTTTAAAAATTCTAAATAATTGTCTTTTACTTCATTCATCGTTTTTATCGTTTTTAGTATTTAATTATGGACCAAATATAAGTCAATAATAGTGTTAAATAGACCAAACATGTTTAATAACATGTTTCTATAAAATATGCAGCATTCCCTGCTGCATTGCACACCGTTTCAATATCCCTATAATTCTTTCCTGATCTTTAATCTTTTGTATGATTTCGACCTGCATTTGCTCTAATTCAATTAACTTAAATCGTGTATTATCGTAGGCTCTTTGAATCTCGGTTTCCCTGTTTTCTATTTTCGTTTTAAGATCATCAGTCATTTTATTTAGCTTTAAAATCATTGCAGTACCGAAAATAACCGCACTCTGAATACGGGAATGAATTATCAACCCTGAACATTACCCGCTTTCCTAATTTGCATTTAGCGTTCGTTTTTATAAACCCACGATATGATAATTCTGGCCATGTAAAGTTTATGCAATTATCACACTCAACTCTTTTTGCTTTCATCTTCTAATTGTTTTAAAACCGATTCATAAAATTCGATTGTATTTCCGCTTTCCATCATTTCGATTGCATCTCGAAGGTGGACTATTGACCAATACGTGTTTTTCATTTTTAACACGTGGTTAAGTATTGGGAATAATGATTTGATGCGGTCGGATTCTTGGGTTATCATTTTACGATATGATTGAGTGTTAAATCTACCTTAATGCATACCCATCCCCATTTTCTCCATTCTTTCCATGCTATTTTAGAGTCATTCGCAAACTTAAAAATACTATCGCGACGCCAATAGCTTAGTGTGCTAAAATCACAAACTCCATCCTTTCCGGCACAAACCCAAACATTCTTTACTGGGGCAATGTTGATTTTTTCTTTCTGTTTCATTTTGCTTTTTGTTTAAATATTAAAAATCTTAATTGTTCGATTAAAAGGGATAGTTTCCTGTTTTTGTCTTTTACTTCTTGCGGCTCTTTCATGGTTAAAATTTTAAATTATCAACTGATTCAATTTCTTGCGGTTCAATATAATTATTCATTGGAAAATTATTCCTTTGAATCTCTGTATAATATCTGTTTTCTGTTATTTCATATTGAAAATCAACCTCGCCGGGTATCCCAACTAACCGTTGTTTTTTAATTTTCCCGATAATTATTTTAACGGTTTTGTCTGCATAGTCTGTTTTTCGGTACGGCCTCCAAACGCTCACAACATTATCCGCCTTATCTGAAAATGTTCCACCGCCTTTTATTTTGTAAATATCCGGTTGAGGATAATTTTCTTTTCCTTGAAAAAATGGAGTAGTTTGATGAGCAACTAATCCAAAACAAACATCATTATCAATGCTGAATTTCTTCAATTTAGTCATAAACCGGCTAATATAAAGGTCTTCTCGCTCTCCTTTTTCCATTAAATGATCTATGTTATTGTAAGGGTCAACCGTACAACAATTAACGCCGTAACGCCGTATCAAGTACTTAAATCGTGAAAGTATCCCATCTAATTGATAATCCTCTTCTGGTAAGACAAAGTAAAAATGTTCATTAATAAAGTTTGCAGCGTCACGATATTCATCTTCACTCATTACATTTGAAAATCTTTTATCTGTTGATTTTCCTGTATAACAATGAATCAATTCATCTATTAACTCACTTACCGGATAATTTTCAGGACAAAACATTGCAAATTTCCAATCTTCTTTTTCGGCTTTTTTAACCTGTAATGCGTTCCAAAAACATGATTTACCTTCATTGTTATATCCGGTTAAAATTGTAACCTCCCCTTGCCTCCACCGCCAATGCTTATCTAATTTCTCAAAATATGTTGTAGTTCCGTATCGTTTGCCGTTTCTGAACTCATGCAACATTTTATCCCATTCCATCGCTACGGTAAAAACACCATCTAAGGGTATTTCTTTTGCTGTTTCCAGTATGTTTTTTAGCTCTTCTTTCCCGTATTTAATAAGATATTCATTTGCGTCTTTGCAGTCCTTGAAATCGACTAAAAAGCAACGTTCTGCACCGATTCGCCTTATTAGTTCGTTCCGTAGCTGAACGCCAGCCTCGTCTGAATCAACTGCTATATACCATTTTTCTATTCTTTCGATATCATCATAGCATTGATCTATAAAGTCGAAATTCTTTGCCCCATTTGGAACCGATACGCAATTTTTCAAGCCAACCTCAATAAATGAAAGACAATCAATTTCGCCCTCAACGATAATAGCAAAGTCATTGTTTTTAATTCCGTTCAGATTGTATAGTATCAATTCACCGCCCTTAAATAAACCAAATGATTTTTCTGGCCCGCGATATTTTACATTGATTAGTTCTTCACCTCTGAAATAATTAAAGTTGATTGTTTCTACTTCCTTTTCAAATTTCTGCATCCAATTTATACCGGACGTGATTTTCATTTGTCGCAAAATGAATTGAGAAATTCCACGACCTTCAAAATATTTAACAACTTTATCGCTCAATACTGTTCCGTTGTGCCATTCAGGACGCGCAAATGTTTTCTCTTTTGGTTGAAAATCTTTGAACTCATAAAATGCTTCACCGCAATTATGACACTTTCCTACTTTGTCGTTATGGTTCCAGTTGAAACATTTGTCTTTTTGTTTTTTCCTGTTGGCAGAACACGCCGGACATTGAGTTGATTCGGTCCCGTTATATTTTGCAAAATCGACTGTGTATTCCTGTCGTGTTGATTTGGCTACAATTTTCATCTATATTCAGGCTTAAGTCCGTAAGTTAAGTATTCTTCACCTGTCATTCCTTTTCCTATTTCTGTCACTGGAATTCGTTCAGGTTTTGGCTGTTCTATTTTATATTCCTTACCGTTGATGTTTTTTGGAGGAAATAATCCGGCATAATTCTTCGACATTGAATTTTGAAGCATGGCTTTTGCAATTACTAAATTTTGTCCTGAATCAACAATGAATCCTTTAATAAATGATTTTAGTCCAGTATTTTTATACGATTGTCCTTTTTCTGATTTATACTTTAACCATTCTAAGATTAAAGGCTCGAATCCTTCAGGAATTGAAATTTCATTTTTTTCCTTAATTGTATTATATATTACTAAATAAGAAGTAGTATTTCTATTTTCATTTTCAGTTTCCATATGTGAGGTCATATGACCCTCTTCTTTTTTGTATTGATTCGTTCCTAATTTATTATTTCTCCTGCTGTCTGTAAATAACTTACGCCTGTTTTGCTCCTCTTCTAATCTAATATTGTAATATAAACCTTCTTCATCCTGAATAAATTTTATTTGTATTGTGTTCCAAAGTTGACCAATCGTTTGACCTATCATATGTGAGGTCATATGACCTCTGTTAAATTGAAGCATTAGCAATTCAATATATGCACCTTTTTCTTCGAAAGTCATTCCCATTGTGCCTCCTAAATAATCATTAGGGTAAAATAAAAAAGCCGGATCTTTTGCCATAATATCGTAAATTTATTTTTACTTTAAACTTCAAAAAAAATATTAATTTAATCCCAGGTAAATCCTAAGTTTTGCCAATTTTTCAATGGCCAATCCCCTATTCCCAGAAAGGAAATGCGATAGTTCAGAATTTGAGGCTCCAATCTTTAATGCAACATGTGACTTTTTCAGTCCCAATGCTTTTATTCGTTTTTTAATTTCGTCTGTCATTTTTCTTTTACTTTTCAAATGTTATAAAAACCGGAACTTTCATCCGGTTGATATTGCAAAGATAAAAAACTTTCTATATAAAACTAAATTTCATTAATCATTATTCAAATATGTTTAAAAATAGTTTTATGGCATTACGTTTTGATGGGCAAATTCTCCAAAATATTTAATAGATGCCACATTATATGATTGTGATGCTTCAATTTCAGATGCAAACAACCCTAAATGAATACATATTCCCTCTTTTTTTATATACGCCCGCCATTTTTTAGATGCCCTAAACCAGCAAACTCCTTTATATTTTGATGATACCCCAACCTGCGATCTTTGATTCATCATATTTTCAGATCTTGTGCAAAATCTCAAATTTACTTTCTGGTTATTGCATCCATCTCCGGTAATGTGGTCTATATCTAATTTTTGTGGATTGTCCCCCATTATTAATTTATGCATTAGCTGTGTTTTACACTTGCCGTTAATCGTTATGCATCTTCTTGCATAGAATGTATTGCTAACTTTATGTGCGTACCATTTAAATTTATTTACGCGTTCAAAATCCTCATCATCTATTAATGCAAATTTACCTTGTGTTAATTTAATCTCTTTCATGTTAACCAGTTTTTAAAATACCCAGAACAAAAAGGAATTGGAAGGGAGTTCTGGTTTCCCTTATCGGTGGGTAATTACTTCCACCTATCCAATCCCAATATTAATCAATTAATTTGACAATTCAAATAAATTTTAAAAATAAATTCAGGTGATTAGCTTAACTAATTGGCTTACTCTGTTATCGGTTTCTTTTGACCGACCGAACCTGAATTTTGAATCTGTACAGCCCTAAGCCGCCATTTTCATTTCAATTGTTTTGCCTGTTATTGGCTGTAATACCCTCGATTAATCTACTTTTCTGCTAATCAAAACCAGTCACCCCCGGAGCCAAGTTTCTTTTATATCGAAGAAAACAGGAAGAAACGTTACTAATTGGCGATTAGCGTGGAGGTGGTGGGAGTCGAACCCACGTCTTAACAGTTTTTCAAATAACTTCAACGGATATTATTAGGTACAAATATAGTAATTATCTAAATACGTTTGGCCTTGCACGATCAAAAAATTCATTTCTCGGTTCCCCGTGTGACTTAATAAACGCCGCCCTTTTAGCATACATCGTTTTTGAATGTGATCTTTTAACCGTCACACACGAGTCTAAAATCGAGAGTAAAAATAGAAATAAAAGTAGTTTTTTCATTTAAATAAATTTAAAGTTTTGCCATAAATCGTTCATACTCCTTCTCGATAGTGTTAATAATCGAATCATAAATTTCACCTTCAAAGAATTTACCTATTACATTTTCGTAGATAAACGGTAACTGCTCCCGTATAAACGATTCAAAGCGTTTTTGCGACATATTTCCGAAACTGATACTTTCATACTCAACCATCTTTGTGCCGTCCGAAAAGTCAAACAAAACAGCATACTCGCCTTTTAAATGTTTAATGAAGATGTAAAATTTATCTTCGGGTACTGCCTTTCTGAATTTCAAAGGTAGGTAATTGTAGATGAAATTAAGCAATGAAAAATAACAGCGATGCATTGAAATGTCGCGGGCTGTTACTTCTTTGAATGAAAGTATTTCACCTTTACGGGATTGATCTAAAAGCTCCGAAGCGTTTTCGTTTGCCGGAATAAAACCACCTCCGACATTTGCCAATTCGATTAATTTGAAGTAATCAGAATCTTTCATTGATTGAATAGTTTTTGATTTTGCATTAATAGTTTTTGCGCCTTCTCAAAAGTGCTTATACGAATACCAAAGTCTTGAAAAAATAATGTTTTTCCGTTAAATTCCCTTGCTTTAATGTAATCGTAATAAAGTTCCCTATCTGATGATAATACAAATTTATAAATTTGCAAACTTAATTCATCCGGTTCGGTATCTGATACATAAAGCAAAAAATACTGTTTGCAAATATCGCCATTTTTAGTTTTATTTTTTATAAAACATTTTGAAATTACTGCAATTTTAGCGCCTTCGTTTTTCATTTGTAAATAGTTGTTTTATCGTTTAATTTAATCGCTTTAAGTTTAGATAGATCCGGTGAAATAATGCCGGATTTTTTTATTTTTTGGCTGTCGTTACCGTTTAATTTTGATAGTTTGGAATGACTGCCAATTTCGCTACTTTTCATCGAACAAATACATTAAATTTCTGAATTGTAAATACTCAATAAATTGAGTTAATAGCTTTTCAATATCCTTTCTCATTCCGGCGTATTCCAAGCATTCTATCGGTTCGTGTCGGATTAACTTTAGCTTACTGACATCATACAAATCCCGCTCTTTTTTGTACCCTTTAAATTCAAATACATCATAGCAGAATTTCGGAACGTCGAATAAATCAAGATAAAAACGCCACTGATACGAATCTGTATAGTCGGTTTCAGTTCTGATTGCTGAATACTTTGTTTTAATATCCCGAATTAAATTACCTAAAAGTAAATCAAGTCCACCGGATACGGTTATTTCAATCCCTTCAATCAAATACTTTTTAGTAGTCCGTAATTCGTGAAAACAACCCTTATTTTCGGCTTTATACTGCAAAGCCATATCAATGTGCTGTTGGTTCATTAAAACGTCAAATTCATCTATCCTTAGCCTTCGCAAATCGCCTTCGTGAATTGTTACGTCTCCAGATTCAACTATTTTGTGAAAAGCCGTGCCAATTCGGGTGTATTCATTTCCGGTAAATTGTCCGGTCAATGTCTCCAAAAGGTTTTCTTCTGTTGAGTAAATCGAAGTACCCTGAATGAATCTTCGGAATGCTTCGATTGTAGTCACTCTAAATTGTAGGTTAGACATGTTCAAATTTCTTTGATGTTGTATTGTAGCCTATTTTAACAATCTCCATTTTGCTCTTAAAAACAGACCTGAACCCGATCTGTTGACCTTTTGGAAGCTTTGCAATTTCTTCGCTGATCGTTTCGGCATGTTCCGGCGTGGTCATTTCGTTGATCAAATCCTGAACCCTTTCAATCTGGATCATTGCTTCTTTTTGTGATTCGGTCATTGATTGAATTGAATTGCGAACCGATTCAATAATTTCAGTCATACAAGTTTTAAAAGCCGGATCTGTTTCGTTTGGAATTTCCATAATTGGAAGCCTTGCAACGTTTTTACCAACAGTTCTATCGGTTGGATCAAACTGAATTGTTCGCTTATTGTTTGCCATATACATATAACCAACCTGATCGGAAATACGTAAAAGTAAATCTTTTGAACCGCCCGTTACGTCAGGTGAAATTTTCACATTGTCACCTTCTTTTTCTTCTTTGGCATGAGCTAAAATAACAATGTCGATTTCTTCACCACGTCTGCGATTAATGAACATTTTGAACTCTTCTCCAATTGCGCCGTACGCTTTCAATTTATTGGTTTTGAGTTTGTAATCCATTTCGGCCACGTATGTCATAAGGTAATCATCTAGCACGGCCTTGGCGGTATCAATTCCCAATGTTTTGTAGTGCTTAATTTCCTGCTCGTCTACAATTACATCTTTCCAATTTGATGCTACGATTGTGTCTTGTCTGAAAATTGCCCTGTCGCCTCCACGATCACAGTCTAAAAGAATTGGAGTATTTGCAGTGTTGAAAAGCGAAGTTTTGCCAACTCCAGGACTGCCATAGATCAGTATTATTACCGGTCTTTTTGGAAAAGAATCTGTTTTTTTAATAATCATCGTTTTTAAATTTAAAGTGTTTGAAAGTGTAAATATAGTGAAAAACTTTCGTAATTCACTATATTTGTGTTAATTAATATCAAATATCTCCGTCATATCCGTCAAGAAAATCAAGTAGTTGATCCTGTATTCTGCCCGCTTGTTTTGAGCTTAACCTATTGATTAACTCAATTCCGTTCTTTTTGATTGAATAAACATCAAAATCCCCACCTTCGTCTGGATAACCGGGGTCTCCGTTACTCATGTAATTGCGTCCGGAAACAAATGGAGTTGTGTAAACTTCGCATTCTAAATCATGTTCTTTTCCGACTTCGGAAACATATGTAAAATTGTAGCTCATGACTTAAAGTTTTGAGGTGAAAACCGCCAACGTTGCGGCGTATTCGGCGTCAAATTCTTCTTTGGTGCATTTGATGCGGTCGCAACCAAGAGCATGAATAGAAGAGTAAACTTCGATTTGTGGATAATCCGTTTCTGATGACACGACATGCAGCGCTTCTGATTCACTAAATACTTTCCAGTAATGGCATTTTACTGCTGTTCCTTTGCAATAATAAGGGAGTGTTAACTCAACCTCTTCGAATACTGGATTTGTTCTAACTTGAATTTTCATTGTATCGTTTTTAAATTGTACTTCAAAGATAAGTTAAATGATAATCGGTATTACAAAACATGCTGTTAAACATGTTCTATAATACCGACTAAATTAAATTTAAAGTTTTTCGATTTCGGATTTTGCCCACTTTTTAAACCCTTCAAACTTTGCCGAAATATCGGAGGCGGTAACGGTTGCGGATAAATCATTTGTTTTCGGTATTGCAATATTAAGTGATTCAATCCACTTTGTCAGCTTTATTTTATCCGGTGCTTTTGCGGCCTGTTTTTCTGCCTCGATGCGTTCCTTTTCTTTGCGTTCAATATCTTGCTTCGCTTTTAATTCGGCTTCGTTTTTGGCTTTAATTTCGGCTTCTAATTGAGCCTGTTTTGCTTCTGCCTTTTCGCGTTCGATACGTGCGGTTTCTTCGATAGTTTTTTGTTTTGCCTCTAATTCGATACGTTGTTTTTCTGCAATATCGGCAAGTCTTTTAGCTTCTTTTTCTGCTAATTCCTTTTGCAGTTTCAATTCCTTTTCTGCCTTTTCGCGCTCGGCCTTCAATTCAAGTTCCTTGCGTTCGGATTCTTTTTGAAGTCTTTCATTTTCAAGTCTCACGCGTTCATTTTCGGCGTCCTCGTAAATTTTTGATTCGGTTAAGGCGGTCTTTAAGTCATTCCATTGTTCATCTGACAGTTCACCAAGATTCATATTCCTATATTCAGCTGTGACATATTTCCAAAGATCAATAATAGATTCTTTGCGCTCTGCAAAAAGTTGTAGAATTCTTCCTTTTTCAATCCGTTCTGCTTCGGCTTGTTTTTCGGCCTCTATTTTGTCGTTATACTGTTTTTCAAGTCCGGACAAAAACAAATCAAACATTGAATCTGACATGTTTTCAAATTCAGAGCTAAATACATCAGAACTGAATTTTAACACTTTCATAATTCGCTCGTGTATTTTCAATTCTTTACGCTCTGCCTCAATGCGTTCTTTTGTTTCCTCTTTCCATTTTGCATTAGCCTCAATTTCTTTTGTAAGAATCTCCATTACCTGTCTTGATTTAAGCCAGAGTGAATCCTCGGTTTTATCAGATAACATTTTAATTCTCAATTCTTCGCGCTTCGCATCAAATTCCTTTGCGCCCTGGATTCTGGCATCCCTGACTCCCAACCGGATGGTATTGGCCATCTTCATGGACGTTTTGTCATTTTCATCAGTCACTACGACTAAATCCAATTGATCGCGCATTTTGGTAACGCCATTGAATACGTGGTTTAAAACTGCCTGTACTTCGTTTCTTTTTTCGATTGAAACGTTTTGAGCCATTTGCTCAATTTCTGCCGGTAAAAATACTTGTTCTGTCATTTTATTATCGTTTTTAAAAGTTTATCAAATGTATATAAAATAGAAATATGCGTGTAGAAAACTGCTGTTAAACATGTTTTGTTTCTGACCGCCTCCGATCAAATCCAGTATGACCGGAGGCATTTACAAAAAAAGGTGTCTGTATCGCTATGGTAGGCTAAGAAAACCAGACTATAACAAATCGGAGGCTCAACTAAACCTCGGATATTTTAATAATTTGGCAGTACAAACACAAAATTATTGTCTGTCATTTCGGCCTCATAAAGGCTATTTTTTGCTAATTCTGGATTATCCCATTTACCATTAACGTCGGTTAGTGATATTACTTTATCAACCGATAGCGTAACTTTACCATCGACAAAGGTGTCTCCGACCGCGATATCTTTCGCTGTACCTCGCTGATAATACTTACCCCCCCCCTAAATGTTTGCGCTCGTAAATATTTACTCCATTCGACGCGCTTGATGTGTGATTGTGCTGCATAATAATTGTTTTTAAAAGTGAAATTTATAATTAAAATAATGTGCTCATGTGTTTTCTTTCATTCAGCATTCTAATTTGCCAAACCGTTTTATCATGAACTTGCTTTTTAATGCGTCGTTTTTCTTTGTTGTTTACTCCCCATAAAATGCAGAGAAAGCCAATCATGCAAAAAATAATTATTCCGAAAGTTGCCATTTTATTTGTTTTTAGACATTAATAAAGATCCGATTAAAATTGCCAGTATTCCGGCAAGTACGATTATTTCCCACATGGCTATCGTTTTAAACTATTTAACATTGTTTCTTTCATCTTATACATGCCTCCGTTTAAAGTGATTATTTTAGGGTATTCGTACATGGTGAATTTCAATTTCTTTTCTCCTTTTGGAAGTGGTTTGCGTCCTGCTTTTTCGGATGCCGTGCCGTCGAGTTTGATTTTTTGGTAGCTCATTTTTTAATTGTTTTAAATTAATCTTCTTTAAATGGATTTATTGGAATATCAAGCGTATTTGAAATATAAGACTCAACGCGATAATCGTGATCTGTACTATTTTCGGTTTTTCTTTTTAGTATTAACCTAAGTTCCTTTTCTGCTAATTCTTTCGAACTAAATCCCATTTGCATATAAACGAATCTGTAATTAGTGGCCAATCCTAAATTATTTGTATATGTGATCTTCCACCTTTCTTCTTTATGTGTTTTTAATTTCTGCCAGTCCATATGTTTAATATTACTTTAAGTTTGAATTTTGTCGATATATCAGATCGATCAAATATCATTCTGATGGTTCTGTATATATTCCCTTGCATATTTTTAATTTTCATAGCAAATTCTTTCATCAATATTTAATATGTGATTTCCCTGTTTATGTGAAAAATCCATAAACACCGGATGATTTTTAGATTCGTTATATTCTTTCTTTGAAATTTTACGCCCCCAGAATCCGTTATCATATTGGTCAAATCTTTTATTATAAACCGGCTTGCCTTTTATTGTTCTTTTTGTTATCGTGATAGTTTCCATTTTGTCATTTTTAAAGTTTGTAGTACAAATTTAAGTATAAGTTTTATATACACCTAATATATTTACATCTATTTTACAAAAAGTGTTGTAGAACATGTTTTAAACGAAAAAACGCCTGTAATCGGGCGATTACAGGCGCAAATTTCAAACTAACCAAACTTTCTAAAAACGATACGCAAATTTAATAATTTATTCGACAATTCAAAACTACTTTGTGATAAAATAACCGCCAACCAATCCGGCGGCCCCCCACACATACCATTTTTTGTACCATGAAGTTTTATTGATTACGTCTATTTGATAACCTGATGTTATTTTAGCGTTCGGGTCATCGGTATAAATGGTAATCTTTGTTTCTTTTCCTTTGGTTTCGGTTATTGAATTTAATTTTACTTTGTAATCATGCTTTAAATCGTTAATCGTGTACATTTTTACATATCCGCTTAATGTCAGGTAGTCATCTGTCCATGCGAAGTGTTTTGCAGCCTCTGAAATACCGTCGTGAATGTAAACCGTATCGGATAACGGGATTGAATCAATGCGTCCTGACGCCTCTAATTCTGCCTGTAATGTAGCGGTGATGTTTCGCCATTTAATGTCTTTTTGTCTTAGTTCTTTAATCGTTAAGCCGGTCAATTCAAGTGACTTTTTTAACACATTCGATTCGATCACAACGGAATTTAATTGAGAGTAAACCTGTCCGGTTTTCGTTTTGTAAACCCTCGCGCTGTCATTGGCGATTAATAACGCAACTGACTGCAAATCGATTGTTTTATCCTTACTGTTTATTTTGAAATATTGGACAATGATGATAATTAACATTCCTGCGAATAGTGCATAAATGGCATACTTTAGATATTTATTCATGATGGTTGTGTTATTGATTTTTCTGTTTTTGTTGTGGTTTCTGTTGTTTCTGAACTGTCTTTTATTCCGGTTTTCATTTCGGCAAACTTTTGAATAGCTTTAGGTACTACGGTTGCAATTACCAATATCATAAATATATCCCAATCAATGATTTTGAGTTGAGAAATAAGCATGTTATACGACTGTTCGGTAATGCAATTTTGAGTTAATAGTTTTGTATATTCCTGAAAATGTGATTCATAGTAAACGAATGAAAAGAAAGTATAAGCGCAAAGGAATATAAAAAACAAAGTTTCTAAAAACCTCATAAATGAATCTGTTACGCTACCATCTGGGTGTAATTCCTGCCAGAATCCGGCTTTAATTATTTTCATATTTCTGGTAATTCAACCGTTTGTCCTACCAAGTGGTGAAAACAATCATTTAAATATTGAATCTTGCCATTTTGTATAAAAGAATGGCATGTTTTTCCGGGTATAAATTTTTGAAGCAAGGATGGAGAAATTGTCGGATTTTCTAAATCCATATTGAAATCATGGTTTCCGCCTTCCGATTTTAAACTAAATGCGTGCTCATGTCCACATCCATTACAAAAATATAAATACTGTGTATGATGGTATTTTACTCCATCGATTATATTATCGACTACTTTAATTTTTGCCATATGTTTATATTTTAATTTCCATCATCTTCAATTCTTAAGCGTTCAATTAATTGCCTTATTTCGTCACTCATTCGGCAAATGTAAAGTCTGCCAATCGATTAAGCCAACCTTTGATAAATTTTTGTTGTGTTGGATTATTTTTGACAATATCCCAAAAGAATTTTTCACGTGCTTTTTTAATATCCTGAAATAATCCCTTTTGATTTGCGGTATTTACGGCTTTCAGTGTCATTGGACCAACTATTCCATCTTCGACTAATCCCATGATTCTTTGAGGTATGATAATCCCCCATTTACCGCTATTCAGTAACCAGTCAACAAGAATACTTGCAATTGATTGGTTATTTATTTTATCGCCTTGCCATTTATCCCAAAAGTTTTCTTTGTAAAATTCAGCCACCAATTCATTAAGGTCTTCATTTCTGGATAGGTTTTTTGGAAATTCGGTATAATTTTTAGCGTTATCAATCATTACCCATCCATGCCAATTGGGCCAGAACTTACGGGAAATACCTCGAAAAGTTTCTAATCCTTTATCATCAGGATCGTTAACCCATCCCCCCTC